GGTTATCGTAGCCAAATATTGTTGGGGGATAAGTAGCCAACTATTGTGGGTTATTGTCTTGAAGCCAACCCACCTAGCTTCTTACTCTTAATCTTTGTAGCTCTTCGTTTAGATATAAATCCACCTTGAGCAGTCACATCACCCATATCGGTTGCACTCTCTGTTCCTACACCTTCATCTCCTGCACCTGATGGGTCATCACCAACAGTGCTTGTATCAGGGTCAGGACTAGAAGTAGGACTATCATCACTAAAACTATCATCTGTAATACCTGAACTAATACCTGTAGTATCTATGCCTAATCCGGGAACACCTGAACCTGTTACACCTGTACCTATACCTACTACATCATCTTCTATACCCATTGCTGATGGAGAAGGTGTTCCTACACTTGGGTCTACATCTATTGTGCCAATACCTTTACCTCTATCTATAGAAGGTTTACCTGATGGTGTTACAACACTTGGATTTTTCATGTCTACAATTTTACCAGTTTTATCTCTAGAAAATACTGTGCCTCTACCCGGACCTAGATTATATCCAGTTATCTTATTGCCTTTACCTAGTTCATTTGTTGTAAATCTACCACCTGTATAAACACCATTTGGTGTTACAGCAGTTCCTCTACCAAGTTCTTGACCATAATTAGGCACTCCTTTTGAATCTAAAGGAGTTATATTATTTAACGCAGTTATAGCTGTATTTCTATCAATAGAATTTAATCCAATAGCTTCTCTACCTTTATTCATATTACTAAATACAGATGGGTTTGTTAAAGCGTAACCACCCATATTAACAATAGATTCTATTTCACCATAATATCCTGCTTTAGCCATATCTGTTACTGCACCTAAAGCTGTCTTTGCATCTGTATAACCTGTTACTGCTCCAAAGTTAGGGTCATTTTTATTTACATTAACACTAACACCTCTAGAACTATATACAGAATTTTTATCTGCTGCATTTAAATTTCCTGCATTGTGTCCTCTAGCCATAGTTGTTAAGTCAGTAAAATTAATACCAAGATTATTTGCTAAACTATTTTTATCTTTATCTGTAGTGTAACCTAATGCTCCTAATCTTTCACTTTGAACACTAGTGCTTATTTCTTTTTCTTTTTTTCCACCTGTCAGTGCTCCTATAGCAGTTCCGAGCACACTACTAAAAAAATTACCTAATTTATCAATACTACTAACACCACGAGTTTGACTAGTAACATTAGCTGGGTCTTTTAAATCTCCTCTTAAAGACATTTTTCCAAAGTCTTGAACGCTTGGAGTTTTTCCTGCCGCTAAGTCCATTAGTTCCTGTTCAGTTAAATCATAGTCAAATGTTTGTGGGTCATCATAAAAACCTCCTGTAACAGATGTTGTATCAACACTATCACTAGATTCTCCACCTTCTTCTCTTACACCTGTTGTCTTTACTTCTCCTGCTTCTTCTTTTTTCTCTTCTTCTTTTTCTTTTTCTTCAGCAATATATCCTGCAGGTATTGGGTATACAGGTTCTCCGTTTACAAAAGGTATATATAGTTCTTCTCCTGTATCAGGGTTTACATATCTTTTAGTTTCTGTTTTTTGTAATTGACCATAAGGTGCTCCAATTAATTTACTAAAATCTGTTGTTGCTGCTGTACCTGTAGGCATTCTATATGCAGGGGGTGCATAGCTTGGAGCATCTCCTACTTTTACTTCAGGTGGTTTTGGTGGCTGTGGTCTAACTACAGGCATCTGTCCTGTTTGAGAATATACAGATGGTCTCATAGCTAATTGACCCGGTGCTGTAAAATTAACACCCGGAACTTGATTAGTCTGTTGCACATCAGGCATTGGCAAAATTTTAAACTGAGCATCTTGTGGATTTTGTACTTGTGGATTTTGTATTTTAATACCACCCTGTTGAAAGTTTTTAGGTTGAAAAGGTATAGTATCAGGTAGTGTTGCTTGGTCAGAGTTACCCATCTGACCCATTCTATTCATCATATCTAAACCTGCTTTTGCATCTTGTCTCATATTCATAATTTTTTCAAGACCATGATAACGTACAACATCTGCAGGTAAAACAAATTCACCTTCACTAATATTTATTGGAACATCATCTCTTACTTCTTTTTTTAAAGAGCCAACAGGAACTTTATTACGTGACTTTCTATCAACAGTTTCTCCTTGGTCTTTTAATCCACCAAGGTCAAACATTTCCATTTGTTTTTTATAGTTAGCCATCTTTTCCTAATACCTCTTCTCTAAGAAATTTTAATCTACGCAATGCACCTATTGCACCTTGAGTTCTATGTAACACTACACTATCATCTGCTTGTTCCATAGCTTTATGATGTTGCTCTATCAGAGCATCTAAATACTTATTGAGTTGTAGTTGGTGGTTGACCAGCGGCTTGAGGTTGCTCAATATTTCCTTGTCCATTACCTGTAAATCCTTGTTCGTTTGGTTGAGGTGCTTGTCCTACTCCTATAGTGCCACCACCTGCTCCTGTTGGGTCTGCAGGATTAGCACCTGCAGGAGCTTGTGGTTGCTGTGGTTGTTCACCTTGCATACCTTTTAACATCTCTGCCTGTAGTATAGCCTCATCCATATTGTTAGTTACTTTTGTAGGGTCTAAATCCATAGACTTTGCAATCTCTCTTACTATGTAATTAAACTTAGCAAAAGGTGCAAGTGCAGGATTAGATGCAACTTGTAAAAACTGCATAAGTCTCTGACTTCTAACTTCATTAGCCATTAGACTTTCTGTTCCACGTGCAACAACTTCTAAGTCACCTTTTATATCAGGGTCAAAGTTAAACTGCATATTAAATCTAAACAATCCTTCACCTAGAGGTTTAAGTAAATAATCATCTACGTTTTTAATTACAGTTTTAATACTGCCTGAAGCTGCTCCCATAAGCATACTTATACCTGCAGCAGTTCTACCTACACCTGATACTCCTGTTTGTCCATGAGCAAAAGAAGGTAGTCCTGTGCTTTCATCTGCTAACTGTCTTGCTTTATCAAACAGTTGTAAGTTTTCATTAGATACGTTTGGAAACTTTGTACCAAATATTGCTTGACCCGGTGCTCCACCTTGTCTTCTAAATATCTTACCCGGATATACAGATAAGTCTTGACCCGGAACTAAATTAGTTTCATCTACTTCTATTAATAAGTTTCCTGATAACACAGCATTATCTACTGCCATTCTCATAAAACCATTCATAAGAGTTTGTGTATCATCCATGTTCTCTGCCAAGCCTACACCAAAGAATGAATATGGATTTAATTCATAAGGTGCGGCATGATATGGTATTTTGGCAGGTTTGAATGGGTTTAATACTGCTCTGAGTAACTTCCCATTGCAAACCCATATATTAGCCTGTAGTTCTTCAAAGTCTTGTAATTCTTTAGGTATGTCTACATCTTGCTCTAAAAGCATTTCAACATCTATCATACCCCAATACTCAAGAACTTCAAATCTATCTATATAGTTTTCTTGGTTATAATCTGTTAAATCATCTTCCCAATATTTCTTAACATAGTTTTCACCATCTGCTATAGCTTCTTCTATAACTGATTGTCTAAAATAAGGTCTACGTTTTAATGCACGTAATTCTGTTCTAGACATCTTGTGTCTTTCTATTACATATTGAGCTTGGTCTATATTTGTTGAGTCAGGGTCAGGAAAAAAGTTCCATACAGATACATGATTTACCTGTGGTATAGTTTTAAATATTGGACTATACTCACCATCATCACCCCAATTAGGGTACTCTTTATCTATAGCAAAAGGTCCTTTCATAACACCTGTGCCAAATAAAGCCATTTCAAATGCTGTGCTTCTTAAATGTTTATTAGCATTAGACTCTTGTAATTGGTCTATGATTTGCTTTTCCATAGCTTTTGCTGCAACCATTGCAGGACTGAACGTAATAGCTGTTGGAGTTTTGCCACTGCCTTCTTCCAATCCTTCAACATCTTGCAACATCTCTTGCAGAGGACCAAGCCTCTCTTGTAAAGTCTCTGCAGTCGCTCCTTTAGGTAACTCATTACCATCTTCAGGGAAACCATAAGGAGATTGTAAGTCTCCTTCGTCTTCTCTATTACGTAGGACTTCAGGTTCTTTAGGGTCGAAATTAACATTTTTTGCAACTCCTTCAGGTAATTCTGTTGGTTCTATACTTATAGGAAATTTATTTCCTGCAAATAAAACATCTGCTATTTGTCCATATGCAGCCAAAGTTTTAGTTTTTGTAATCTTTATAAATACTCTAGACTTTTCTGCTTCGGTAAATTGAACATCAGGTCCATATAAACCTCTATAGTTTCTATAAGCTCTAATCCATCTTTGCTCATCTTCGTATCTGTAATCTTCTGACTTTTTAAAACTAGCCATAACATGGTCTACTATACTAGACACATTCGCATCTGTAACTGATGTGTCTTCTGCATCTTCTAGAGCGATAGCTTCGTCTTCAATATTTATTTCATCTTCTGCCATATTAATATCCAAATGTTGCGTCAGCTACAGGCATACTAGATTTTGGTCTACCCATAGGCTCATAGTCAAATATGCTAAATCTTGGTCGTGACATTATACCATATCGTAAAGCATCATACAAGTGGTCTTCTGCTTTTGTATCCACATCTTCAGGATTCTTTTTATCTAGAGGTATTGCAGGTAACTGTGCTATTGTTTCTGTACAAGTATTAAAAAAGACCATTCTTGGTTCTTCTGTAAATTCATCTATCTGTAATCTTCTATGTATCTCATTTTTACCTGATACTCTACTACCTCTACTTCTATCTGAAGGTCTAAACCTACAACCCTTTTGTATCATTTGTTCAGCCAAAGAAGGACCAGTATCACCACGTTTATGCCAAAGAGAGCTATCCAAAACCCCATACTTAATATTTCCATCATCAGCTTCTAAGTCCAATATCATATCTGCCAAATCTGTGGCAAGGACTTTGCTAACATACAACTCTCTATATACAACAAGTTGCTCATCTGGAGAAACAGCAAACCACAACACAGCACTATAAGAGCCATAACCATAATCACAAGACCTAAACTTAACCCAATTTCTTGGAATGTCAAAAGGTTCAATAACGTGAGTATTCCTATCAAACTCAGTAAAAGCAGCACCTTCTTTAATATCCCAATCGCCTTCAAGCAACTGCTTCTGTTGGTGTTCAGGTAAGGAAAGAAGCATTGCTTCATAGTCTCCCTGACTTGACAAATACGGATTGTCAGATAACCTAGCAGGTATAAATCTTCTTTTAAATAAAGGTTCACCTGCTTTGCTGTGTCCGTCAGGATACTTGAGAACCTTTCCTGTTTCAATGTTTGTGGCATTAAACGCTCTTCCATAAGGTGCAGGGTCAATAAACATTTTTTTAACCCACTGATGCCCAGGACCTCCCGGGTTTGTTGTTGCCCTCATGTACACAGGTAAATCGTGTGCAGTAGAACGTAATCTTGACCTCATGTAATTCCAAGCGAATGGTGTTGCCCATTGCGTTAATTCGTCAAAGCCTATCCAACTAAAGGCTAAACCTTGATATCTTAGTACGTCATCATCTCGGTCTAGGTAGGACATCCACAGTCTTGCACCTGATGGAGCTACCCATTGCATCTTTCTTTCTGACCACTTTATCCCTTTCCATATGAGGGGATACAATTCTCTTGACTTCCAAACAAGTTCTCTTAGTTCTTCTGTCGTGTGTCGTAATAACAAGCCACTAAATTGTGGATGACCCATGTATCTTAGTGGGTCTGCTAACATAGCGTATGACTTACCACCACCTGCTGAACCACCATATAAGACTTCTCTTTCAGGTGAAGCAAGGAACTCTGTTTGAGGTCCTTCATTTGGTTTAAAAACTATATTCTGTTCTTCTTCAGGTATAGCTTCTACATCATCTACTATCTTAGGCTCTTGCTCCAATTCTACTTTCTTCGATGGCTTTCGCTTTCTCGATTGCTTTCTGGGCATATTCGGACCATCGTTTAAGAGTTCTAGCCTTGTTCTTACGTTGTCGCTCATGTAATAATCTTTTTCTTAATCCTATGTGAGATATCTGTCTTCCTGTTTTTGTTGTCAGCCAATTAGCAACTTGTCTTAATGAATATTGCTTTATATATTTTCTAGCCAACTCAATAGCTTCTAACTCGTAGGGTATAGGGTCAAGTAATTCTTTATCTTCTTCGTTAATTTTATATCCAAACGGAACAGTCCTAGCTATACGTGGTATCTGTATCCATTCTTTTTGTTCTTCATCTTTTAAGTCTGTTGGTTGTGGTAACTTCCACTTACCTACACTTCTATCCATTACTTCTTTTTTCCTGAAACACTATATTTCGTACCAAGATAGTAAGGACCTTTATACATATTTTTAAAGTTTGTAAAAGACATACCTAGCTCAGATGCTCCACCTGCTTTATCAAATCTTTGTTTTAACGCTTCAAGTTCACCGGGTACTATTTTGCCTTCTCTTTCAAAACCATTAAATACTTTAAATGCTTTAGCATTTGCATCTCTAACTCTTTTTACTTTAGCAGTTTGTTTCTCTGCTATTTTTGCATCATATCCGGGTGGTCTTTTAGGTGCTTTAAATTGTGTAGGTGCTTTTACAAGATTACCTCTTTTTATATTTGCAGCTTCAAACATAGGATTTTTTATACCCTCTAATCTTCCTGTCATAGCAAATATTTTTTTATTTAACTCTCTTAACTTTTCTTTTCTTTCTTTTTTAGCCGCGGCACCTTTAACTTTAGTAGCAAGTAATTTTTCTTTTTGCTTTCTAAGTTTCATTTCTCCGGGTTTAGCATTTTTTTTAATCCTATCTGCTATTATCTTTTTTGCTTTTGGTAAAGTCATTTTATCTAGTGCTTTACGTGCTTTAGGGTCATCTAGAGTTCTTAACTTAGGTTGTGTTCTAGCTTTAGGTTTTGCAGTAGTTTTTTTCTTTATTACTTTCTTTAATCCTTTTCTTATGATACTTGCAACCATTTATTTTTTCCTCTTCTTATACAAATCTAAATACTCTTTAGGTAAAAAATCCATTTCTCTTAAAGCGTGACTCACTGTTCCTTTTATAGTGTCTTTTGCTTTACGTGTTACATATTGTCTACCATCTATTTCAGCCATATTATCAATAGTAAATTTTATAGCTTTTGAATATGCTTTTAACTGAACATCTGAAAGTTTTTTTCCTGCCATCATCATTTTTTCATACTTATCTTCATCTCTATAATATTTTTCAGGAACTTTAACATAATCACTAGAGGTTTTTGGTTTTGCTATTTTAATTTTACCTGCTTTATAATCTTTTAATACTTTCGCTCTTTTATTTACAGTTGCTTCAGGTGGAGCAAAAACATTACCTTTTGTTGTGCTTGTTCTTGATTTTATTGGTGCAGATTTAGCTCTTGCTTTTGCTTTTTGTTTAATAGTTTTTGCACTAGGTTTTTTCTTTCTTACCTTTTTTAGTGCTTTAGATAAAATTTTTGATAATGCCATGTTTTACTCCTTTGCTTTTGGTGGTAATAACATTACACCACCTGATGCTTCTACTTGCACCTTTTCTGTTTTGATTAGACCTACTCTATCTAGTAACTCTTTTGAAGCAGATAGCTTATCTCTAATACCTAACTGTGTTGGGTCATCCACCCCACTTACCATAGCTACAGCAGCTTTGGGTGCATTTCTACTCATGTATAGTTGAGTAGCATCCATGATTTCATCTTTCATAGAAGCTATAACACTAGAAGTAGATGTATGCTCTGAATATCCTGCTAGTAGTTTTGCCTGTACAACATCCCCATTTGCTTCGTCAAACAATACATTTAAAAACTTTTGTTGTCTTTCTGTTAGTTCTCTGCTCAATG